GGCATCACTTCAGAGAAGATTTGATTCGGTAGCAATTTATCCGTAATGTCTTGGCCAACGTCAAACCGTTTGTTCCCAATGAATCCGCCAACCGCCACACCGTTCTCCGGTTGTAGCAGCTGATCAGACATGTCGGTGACGAAAGCTTTGGTCTTGCCTCCCACGTGGATCGGTTCAAGGTCGATACATGCGCCTTGCCAGAAAAGAGAATCTGAGTCGCTGAGGGTCTGGCCGTTGAGCTCCAGTTTAACGGTGTCGGAAAGCCATGGTTCTTTAGGAACGTAGGTACCCACGTCTTCGCCTGCCTGGCTGTGGTGGATGGTGTTCATCTCGATGGCCGGTCCACGCATGAACTTCTCTAGTTCGTCGGAGAGGCGTTGCGCCTCACGGACACGGGCGTTTTGTCGGCTCAATATGTCGGATGCACTGTGGACCACTCGAGAGAAACTCAATCCGGAGGAACGGCGCACGATGAAATTAATCGTGGCGTGGATAGGAATGGCAACGAAAAACGGCAGAGAACCGAGAGCACAATGGAGGAGAGGGCGAATTACCAATTTGGTCACCTTCTGCCAGTCCAACTCGTTCGGGTTCTTGAACAGGATCATGCCGACTTCAACGAGTCCCATGGCGAGACCCACTGCGGCGTTGACGAGTGCATACTGTGAAATGTGCTTCAGTCCTTCTTCAAAGACGGCTGAACCGCCGGCAGCCAAGACGTCAAAGGAGACGTCGAGGAGACTAGCTGTGCGTGGGTTGTCGCTCAACCACCCACTGAGTTTGCCTGCCCAGTGCTCGACGCCCAAACGGCGGAGGACAAAGTTGAGGAACTGCGCGTAACTTTTAGCATAGCGAACGGCGCTCACGGCTTTCTGGAGCCATTTGGCACCCGTGGCACGGGCAACCAACCGGATGAGTTCAGTGAAAAGAGAGAGCTCATGCTCTTCTTCTTTCCCCTTGTCGTCCTCAACGACAGCCACCATTTCTTGCTCTTCCGCTACGTCTTCAAAGGAAACCTCTGCCTCTGCAGAAGGATCGGGCGCAACCAGCGCCTTGAAGAAACCACGAATGCCGTGGACGAAATTACGAACCTGGTGGCTCTTGGTCAAAGTCGGTCTGCTCCAATGGGCCACGAGAGTGCCCAGGGGACGGCCAAACGCCTGCGCGTTGGTCTCAATAGCGAGACGCAAAGCGGGCGGTTCACTCATGATGGTGAAACTGGCTCGTTCTTTGGCAAGTTCAGCTTGCAGATGGTTGAGGGTGGCACTGGCTATGTGGTAAACCAGAGCTTTGCCAGTCATGTTGATCACGGTGTTGTAACGCATGTTGACTATGTGGTACGGCAAAGCTTTTGAGACGGCGATGGTGATCGCTCCGAGCAATGCGTTGGTGGAACTCTCGCTCTCAAAGTCGGTACGTTGGGCCCGGGGAAGCAAGAGACCGCTGTCCTTCAGGAGCACGGAGTCGCACACGAGAAGGCTCGGGTTGTACAAAGGTGCCACACGTTCCTGGGGTTGGCCTGGGGCGATGGCAGCACGCAAGAGGATCTGGCAACCGACTCTGCGGTGTGGATGGGCCTCGAGGACACGTCCTTCAGTCCAGAATTGGCTCTGTGCATTCCACTGCTCGCCGAGAGGCGATGGGTATTGTCCGTCCATCTCAGCTGCCACGTAAGCCAAAACCTTGGCTCCGTCACGCTCGACGATAAATGCACTGGCTTCGTCAACTTCTGCGAATTCGCCTGCTAGGGCCACCCACTTGGTGGTGGGCGCAGTCTTCTCGCCGAACGCGAGATCTTCCTCGTCGTCCTGGTCAACGGTCACGCCCTCATAGAGCTGGACCTTGTAAGTCTGTTGGTAGACTCCCAGAACTTCGGCTTCAATGGGACGGTGAGTCAGCAGGAAAACTGTCTCCGGGGTCACGAATTCTCCAATGAGTTCATGAAGACCCTGGGCAGTGAAGTAGGGGCTGACATCGATGCCGACAACGGCGTCGAATATGGTCCCGGCGGGTGCCGGAAGATACTCCTCGCGGTCGCG